CTGTAGCGATGTAATTAGATTGGAATCTTGCGTTTTCTATTTTGACATTACCACTTGCATCAGATGCGTTAATCTGTACACTATCTTCTGCCGTGATTACAATTCTAGACTCACCAGCACCAGAGTTAGTTGAAAGGATTGAAAGAATTCTATTCGCAGCATTATTCTGAGTTAACTGGAAGGTAAGGTTGCCATCCCCAGTCTTATCCAGTGTCTGAGTAACTGCTCCATCAAGAGTAATATCAGGATCAGAAAAATAGGAACGGACATTGACATCAATCTCACCAGCGCCACTGTCCCCTGTATTATTAGCGCCAAACAGTAAGTTGCCACTAGTGTCATTAACTTTAACATAATTAAGGTAGTTGAAACCTCTGTAACCAGAGGTAGAAGTTAATTCTTGATCTAATTCAAAATCTTCTTTGGTATTTCCATCAGCAAAGGAAATACGGTTGTTTTGTAATTGTGTGTTATCTACGCCTAATGCAGCGATGGTGACGTGCCCGTTGCTGTCAACATCGAAATCTTCCTGTGCAAAGGAAGCCAATCCCTTCTGTTCCGTTGCTTCAGCCGCGAGGTAACGCCATGATCCAGTATCACCACTGGAATGAGTAGGAGCACCAGCACCAGCACTAATGTCCGCAATTGCTTGGTATACTTTTGATGCATTCTGGATAATATCATATCTAGAATAAGTTGTCCCTGCATTATAGCTAGCATACTTACTACCTTCAGTAGCAGTAGCAATAGGCACATTGACAGCGTTTGTTAACCTACCATAAGCATCAACTGTAAATTTCGTAGCGTTTACAGTTTCGGTGCCATATGGTTCGCTGTTAGATCCAGCAGAACTAACGGAAGTTAATGATTCTGTATTATAATCACCTGCTTGAACAGTAGTAGTGATCAAATCAACAACAGGATTACCACCAATACCGCCGCCATTATTAATTGAAATTCTTGTAGCAGAACCTTGAATGGTTCTGGTTTGCATTACACCACCGGAAGTTCTAGAAATAAGACCTGTAGTGGTAAGACCAGCAACAGCAGCAAGATCTAAATCGTAAGGTTGTGCTGATTGTCCTTCTACTGTTCCATTAAGACCATAGTCTTGAATAGTATTTGGATTGGAAGCATTAATAATTCTACCCTTAGCATCAACTACAACCTTTGTGTATGTGCCAGTAGGTGATGTTGTACCATCATAATGAGGTAACGATTGAACTAAAGATAGTTCAGCATTTAAGTTCAGGTTGGACGAACCATCAAAGACACCAGAAGCAGTGATGTCAGTCGATAACTGGATCTGACGAGTAGAAGAAAGACGAGCAGCAGTAGAAGCATTACCGATCAGGGTTGCGGTGATCGTACCTGCTGCAAAATTACCGTCAGCATCTCTTTGTACCAGAGTGTTTGCGGTATTTGATGTAGATTCAATAGGTCTTTCGTATCGCAGAGAGTTCCATGCGGTTACACCATCACCAATCTTAATACGACCAGTATCAAGTTCTACCCCGAGTTCGCCTTGTGCCAGCGTTGGGTTTGCGTTTGCCCACTCCTGAGCGCCACCTCTTCTTAGTTGAATTCTATTTGCCATTTTTTACGACAACCCGTATAGATTAAATGCTTCTAAGTTATTTATGCCACAAAAAAGGGGGCATTGCGCCCCCCTGATTATTCTTCAGTTTCATCAGGAGGATGCGAAGCAGTTTCCTCCGGTTCTGGTCTATTATAATATTCCAATGCTTCAATAGCACCCTGAAGTTTCAGTGCAGTAATCTCATTTTGTTTAATTTCATCCGCTTTCTTCTTGTTTTCTTCAAGGAGACCTGCAAGTCTCTCCTTGAAACTAGAAAGCATTTCATCTTGCGATACTCTCTCAATTGTCATAATTAACCTTTTTGATTTTGAACTAACGTTAGTAAGAGTGATTTAATCTCACTCATTTCAGATTTTAGACCAGAAACATCATTTTGTAAAGCTTCCATTTCAAGACGCTTTTTTTCATCAGCTTTCACTGACTTCATATACTTTGAGTATTCAGATGTATCACCACAATCGATGGTTCCCGATACCATATCTTTGAACCATCCATCATGTTCACGAATTTTTTTTCTCATTATACTGCAAGTGCAATTGCTCTAAAATCTGTGATCATAGGAACCAATGCCTGATTAGGAGATACGAATACGATCTTGATCTGATAAGAAGTAAAATCTAATCCAGATACTTCGTATTCGTAATCAAAGTAAGCTTCATCCTCAGTCGCTACAGGAATGGTAGCACTCTCTGCATCTGTCGGGAAGAACTCATAACCAATTTGATTAATTGATTCCGTAGATCCTGTTGGAATCACTCTATATAGCACTTTAATATGAGTGTTTGGAGGACGCTTACCAGCAAACATAACTTTAAGAGCACCTGAAGGATTAGTCAATACTGCTTCTTTAGTGATATAGATTGCAGCGTGCTCATCACCATTTGTTAACAGTGAGGTATTGGGATTAGCGGGACTATTAATTCTATTACTTGTTGTTGTAATAGACATCCTATCCATATCAAGAACAGGAGATACATTTTCGTCAGTGCTGCTCAAAGAAAGATCCATTCTGAATGATTTGGCACCATTCAACTCAGATGACTCATTGATAGGAGAACATACTAACTGTGGGGTATAGAAATAGTTATGCTTGTTAAGTAGAACGTCAAAGAATTCACCAGTGTTACTAAATGAATTTTGAGTTAACAACGTACCATCGTTAATCGAGGTTCCTGTAATTGTTTGGACCCTTGCCTTAATATCACACTTGGGAAGAATCATAGTATGAACGTTTGGAGTTAAGACATCATATTGTATGTTTTGTGTTGCATAGATATGATTGCCACCAGACTTAATACCAAGTCTTCCCAATGAGGTTGTAGGTAAGTAGTAACTATCCAGTGTTGGTTCTGAAAGTGATTCGTGAGTTTTGTTGATTTCTGTCAGAGGAATACCATCTAAATTATAACATTCAACAACAGATTCATCTAAATGTGAAACTGCTGTAGTAGAACCTACACCTCTTTCATTAACAGTAATGGTTTTACCATCATTACTAATTCCACTATAAGAAATGATCTCATTTCCGATCTTAATATATCCAACATTACTTGCTGTAACAATTCCACCGTTAATAATGGTATGGAATGCTGTAGCATCATTAACTTGAATAGATGTGTCGGAATCCGATAGTGCTGAAGTTAGATAAGTATTCGATACTTCAGAGATAGCACCAGAAATGGTAACGTTATTATCGGTATCATTCATACCATGATTATAATGTCTGATTTGAATTCTTCTCTCACTCGTAGCATATGTTGGTGTTGTTGCAACAAATGCATCAGCAATGGCAGAAGAAGAGGTAGCACAGTCTCCAGAATAAGTGATACTAGTAACCGTTCCAGTATAGGTTGATGTTCCACCAGTGATAGTTTCACCAGGTGACCCTGCAGTGAACTCTGTAGAAATGTATCTGAGAGTGAGAGTGTTTGTATTACTAGTCCATGTAACTACCTCTGCAGTAGCATTAGATGTTCCGCCTGTAATAATTTCACCAGGAGCAAAGTCTCCAGAAGCAGATGCTACAACCATAGTTGCCTCAGTTTTAGATGAAACAACTCTGTTAGAGATAACACCGCCAGTATCAGAACCAGCAGTCCAGTTGCCAGAAATATCATCAACAGTAACAACTAAATTGGATCCGCTATCATCAATATCAACAATAGTACCTTGAGCAAGAGTTGTTTCTTGCTTGAGTCTTGCGCCAATCGTATAGGTAAGAGAACTTGAATTCATAACCAAAGGCAATTTAGGCATTACCGTCGTAATTGCATCAGGAGAAAGTTTAATTTTACCTTTATTTCCAATATCTAAGGCAGCATTATTAAGAACAACCGATGATGTCACAGCAGTATCAAATTTTGCCTTGTAAATATTAAACTTAAGATCTTCATATTGGTCAGCAGTCCAGGTAGATGCGTTCTGCGATTTAAACAGAACACCAGCATAAGGTTGTTCAGAGATTGTCCTATCACCAGTGATGTCTAATTCACCCATTCTGGAAATCCAAACTTTATATTCATTGGAGTCTGAGAATAAGCAGAAGCAATGTTCTACAGACTGAGGAATATAAACAGGTGATTCAAATGTAAATTTAGTTGCAACCTGTCCAGTATCTGACAACTGAACATCTTCTGGGTTAATAGTAACGTCAGCAAACGGCAGGGTAGTTGTAGTAGGATAACCATTACTCATGGTCCTAATCTGCATATTGATGGTAGTATTTTCAGATCTAGTATTGAAGAACACTTCAACAGATGTGATGAATACACCACCCTTCTCTTCGACAAGGAAAGATTGTGCAAGAGGATCCCACCAACCAACCTGACGTGTCTCAGTCCTAGTTGTAACAACCTGTCTTTCATCAGTAGGGGTATCTCTTACAAGTTCTGCGTTTCTAATTGAAAGGATATTCTCTTGAACTGTGTTAATCTGTCCACTAGCAACATATTCAGTTTGTGCAGCAGAAGCAACTGCACCTGGAGTACGAGAATCATCTTCGTTGGTAGTAAAACGCATGGTTCTAGTACCAGTTGCCCATCTAGGATTGGTAGATTGCGAACCATTTAAACCAATAGGCATTGTAGTTACATCGTCACCCTGAGGTTTTGGAATGAAGAATGTTCCTCTATATTGACCGATACGATCAGTAATAATTCTTCTACGCTGTACAACTGCTCTAGCACCAGATGATCCTTCTAAAATTTCACCTACTTCAATATTACCATAATATTCACCAACTGCTCTCTCCGCAGCTGCTTCAGTATCAATATTCAAAAATGCAGTCGTCGATGCATAAGAACTAGGAAGTTCTGTATCATCATATGGATTATACTTAAAGTAATCATTAGGAGCAGCAACTTTTAATTTACAACCAGAGTTTAAACCAGTTACTGTTTCGCCAATAACAAAGGGAGTTGAATTAGTACGACTGTCTGTTGTTGGATCTTTAATAAGTTCAATAATTTTAGGAGTAAGATAATCATCAATTTTTTTATTGTCAAAGAAAGCAAAGAAAGAAGTTCTAGGTTTCATGCGAACAATGTTCACATCGATATTTCTGGAACGAATCCAAGCAATTGCTGTTCTTGCGATAACAGTCTCGCCAATAGATTCTCTATCGAGTCTCGCAACAACCTGTGTCCTAATACCAGTTCTGGTCTGATTTTGTGTTGTTGTAATAGTTGTATTTTGGTCAATTGCACGACCCCATCCTCCAGGAAGTGTATTTGCTCTTCCGGAGCGGAATGCAGGACCAGTAACAGTGTTTGTGACAGGTTGACCACTATCCGTCCATGAACCCCATACAGTAGGAGCAAATCCATTTTGATCTGCATTCATCTCGCTGAGTGTAGATTGGAAATCACCCTCCATACTAATAATATTATCTGGTGCCTGCTCCGTTTCTACCCAGTCATCTGAAGATGGGGACAAATCAATACGACCAATATAAGCAAACACATTGAACGGGTTAACGTTTTCTAATCTAGACGCATAAGTTTGCTGAATAATCAACTCCTCAGTGTAAGGAAGTGTGATGATATCACCTGTCTTTTGATATCCAGTAGAAAGAGTTTCATTTAAAACAAGAGGAACGTTAGTTGTATAGTGAGATGGTCTACACTCGCCAGTAACTAAATCAATTGATACTCTATAATCTTGGCTGTTAACAGCACTCTTACTATGATCAGTAAAGTCATCAACAATAAATCCATTTTTAAATCTATTTTTACCACTAGCGTCTGTGATTTGAGTATTAAATGTATCCGACTCAAGTAGATTGAGTGAAGTGTAATACTCAACATTAGAAAGACGCTTTTCAATAGCACCAATATCGCGCATAGTAAAACGCTTATTGGTTGATTTCTTAATTACAGTATCTGCATGAGGTTCAAATCCGTAAGGTCTATGGGTCAATGTTGCAAGCAACATACCATCAACAATATCTTCCGGAACATCTGGACTTTCTGCTGGTTTACCAGTAATTACTTGGAATTCTCCAGTGGGAAGCATGAAAACTTTGTCGATTCTGGAGAGATACCAGTCAAAGTCGCATCTGAATACACTGTTCAGTTTGGGAATATCTAAGATAGTTGCTGGTGGTGTTCCTGCTGTTGGGAAACTTCTTGCTTTAAAATCAAAAGATCTTTGATTAACAAATGCAGGAGAAGAAACGCTACCGGCACCGCTATACAGTTTTTTAGATCCTGGTCTAAAATCAAGATAATCACCTAAGAATTTCTCACCGAAGAAAGAAACATCAGCATAGTCAGTTTCGAGATAAGACTGACCACTAAAATAATCACCTGTAGCAGAATGATTGTAGAAGTCAAGAACAACTTTTATTTTTCTGGTAGGTACTGAAACACCATTCTTTCTTACGAGAGAGGAAGTTCCATACATGAAACCCGTTTGACCATTATCTAAAATATACCTATCGGTGATTACTTTAGACCCAAGAACAACTGAACCTTCAGCATCATTGATAATTGCACTAATATCAGCACCATTGCTATCTTTACCATCGAGAGTCTCACCGAGTTGCATTGTGCCGGAGAGATAAACCAATGTAAGTTTTAAAGTGCTTGAGTTAAAATCAACAACTCTTGCTCTAGCTTTAGATGTTCTTCCAGTAACAATTTCCCCCGTTGCAAAGAAGACAGGTTCAACCAAAGTTACTGACGGAATCACAGGATCATCATTATCCAAAGATTCATATACAGCATGAACATTATAGGCATCGATAGTTCCAAGAGAAAGTTTCCGGTCTTCAATTCTAGTTCCATATAAGTTGGAATACACCAAGTTATAATTTTGCTTTGCTTTGTTTTGAATTGTCTTATTGACCTTCAAGACAAACATTTTTGCAGGAGATTTTGTTTTTCTCTGCGTAGTGTCTTTTGATAAAGTGGCAGTAACCTTTACTGAAGTAATCTGTGTCAGATTATCAATCTGAAGCGTTGTACGATCTGCAGAAGTAAATGACGTATATCCAAACGCACCTGAGTTAATAGTATCAATAGGAATTTGATCTCCAACTGGATAAGTGCTATTGGTACTACCCATTACAGTGAACGTATAGTTAGCATCTGTAATTGAAGAGAAACTCTCTCCTTCAGGAAGAGTGATTGAAATTGAGTTGGAAGCAACAGTCTGAGAGTCAAACGTTCTTCTAACAACCATAGATTCGTCTGAAATGCTCTTAACGTATTTTCTTGGCATTTCGGTAAGAAGATCAGCATCTTTAACATCAGTTAGCTGACCTCTATATCTCAAGAGAGCAGTATAAGTTCCTGCAGCAGGAGAGGCAGCACCACCTGGCGGCGAAACATTTACACTCTGATTTGCATAATCAAACACAGTATTCATGTTTGATGTATTCAAACTAGCAGGATCGATAGAGTCTACAGTAACATATTGAGTCTCATTAAAGAAGATTCTATCACCGGGTCTTAAATCTGTAGCAAAGTTTGACTGGAGACCAACAATGGTTTCGGAACCCCCAGTAGCATCATAGGTAAATGAAATACCTTTAACAATAGAAATATTATCTAAAACAATATCGGCAGTAAATTCAATATTAGTAGTTGCTTCATCTCTGGAAACATAAGACCTAACATCAGAATACAAATACTGATGCATGAAATCAACAGTATTGATATTCAAACCATCTACGGAGAGCATCTCTCCCTTTTGGAATGCACCTTCAATTTGATAAACAGATACATTCTGACTAGAAATTACATTATCAATGATGTACGCTCTGGCACCAGAAGATTTACCAACGATCAAAGAACCTGCTGAAAGATTTGCCGCACCACCGAGTCTCATTACGGTGATCATCTGAACATCAAACAGATTTAATTTATATCTATCGTCAGTATTACCAAAAGTCGCATCGGGTGTAGATACAAATTCACAAGAAGCTACCCTAGCATAACCGATGAGATTGCCATTAGCATCACCCGGTGTAGCAGTAAAATTATCATAAAGTTCTACGACTTGATAGTTGTTAGTGATAGTAGAACCAGAAACATTAGGGAATCCGTAAATGTTACTTACATGGGAATAATTTCCCAATTCAAAACCAACAACCGCATTTTGTTGTGAATTTACATCTCTAGACTTTGGAATATCAATATATGCCGGAGACATGTTTTTAACACGATATCCCTTAACATACGCAGTACCAGGACTTAACTCCAAAGCATACATTGCAGAACTTGCAGTATTGCCTTGTGTAGTAGTCACCCCATCTTCATATACACCATTATTATATCCATTATTCACAGAATCTCTCATTGTGAACTGGAATTCATCTAAAACATAGTTGCCGGATTCTTCATATGTTCTGAGAGCGATAGATTTCTCAAGTTCATCATAAGCACTACGATCTACCAGTTTCTCAACTTTATTACCATTGATTCTCAGCAGTTCAATAAAATCTTTATCTGCATCATCAGTGAGCAGTTTTTTAATCAGTTTTGTTGTGATTCTAAATCTATGAGAACCAGGAGCAGCATAGTTAGATGTTCCAGCAGCGTTATCGTTAAGGCTAAGGTCGTCTTCTGGTGTGACAATAGACTCAAGAATTTCAAGTCCAACTCTGTACTTCGGATTGGTTCCATACTGATCCAAAAGGATATATTGATATGGTACGTCTACAAAGAATCCTCTGATGAAATATACACCTTCCTGAACATATGCAACAGAACCTGTTTGCAAAGCATCAGTAGGAAGCAATTGAGCAAACGGAGAACCAACCTCAATTAGAGTAGTTCCAAAGGTGATTTCATTGTCGGTGATTAATTGTTCGTTATTTCTAAAGGTATCTTGATCGTTATTGTCACCACCAGATTCAATATACTTAACATATAATGTAATATATCCCTTATCAGACTCTGCGGCAGATACACTAAATAAAACTTTTGCTTTTACACCAGATGTCAATCCAGTAATAATCTTATCATTTAACTGCGATCTATAATCTTCTACGTTGGCACCAAGAAACGATTCTTGCAACATAATTGCTTGAACGCTAATGTCATATCCGATTTGACCCGGAATGACCATAGAACCATCCTTGAACAGGTGAGAACCCATATTTTCAATCTGATTCTGCAGAATACTCTGCATTGTCGTTAGTTCTCTAGCCTGAATAGGATAACCAGGACGATAAAGCACTCGATAGAAATTCTTATTCTTATCGAAATCGTCGTAATAGGGGGTTACATTGAGATTGGTGTTCTGTGCCATTAGAATTCGATTACGATTTTAATATCTTCGATTTGGTCATTTGCACGACCGATTGCTCTTCTATTATCTATGTAAATAATCTGACCATCATTTGACTTGATCTCAGGTTTTGCATAACCATTATTAAACTTCATACCCAAGTCATATTCAGTATTATTAATAGTTCTAGAAGAAGAGTTTGGTACAGCGGGGAAGTTGACATCCGGTTGCCCAGCGGCACCAGAAGTTGCACCATTAATTACATTAGAACCATCAAACTCATTAAGAGTACCAGTAACTTCTGGGAAAATACCATCAACAGCATTCTGATAATATTTCAGAACTTTAGTTGTAGCATTCCAAGAAACTACGCGGGCACGAGCAGTAACATTTACACCGCCAACAACTCTACTTTGAGTGATAATTTCATCAGGTGTATAGTTACCTTGGAAAGAAGGTGGGAAAATAACTGCTTTAGCAGCGGAAACAGTAAGGTCGGAAATCAATTCTTCAGTACCAAACTTTTTAGGATTGGTAATCAAACCGATACGACGATAGTCATTATCAACGGGGAAGTCGCCAGCACCTTCAGCATAAGACAACTTAGCATTGATCATGACACGGAAAGCACCCAATTCCATGATAGGATCATAACCATGACCACTTGGGGGTGGAATAATAACATCAACCTGAGCACTAGTACCAGTACCAATACCAGTGATATTGTCAACACTGATTTTACCGAAAGTATAACCAGTACCACCAGAAGTCACAGTAGCAGAAATAATCTTACCACCATCAACTACGATGGAAACACGACCACCGGTTCCGTCACCATTAATAGCGACATTATCATATGTGCCATTATTATAACCAGATCCAGCAGCAGTAATTACAACAGTGTCTACTTCACCAGCAACAGCGTTTGTTCTAACAGCATCATTCTGCAGAACTGGCATATAATCATTAGAGAAGAACTTCAGAACAGAAGCAACAGGGATGGTGTAAAGATATTTCCAGCGATAACCATCAGAAGTAGTGATAATAGAAGTAGAAGTACCAGTTGGTTCAATCGTTGACGGTTTACCGTTCGGATCAGACGGAGAAGTGCCATTAAAAATACACTTATAAACTTGATATTGGGAGTTTACGACATAGAAGTCGGAATCATATAACTTGGTAGCACCAGAAGAAGCAGTTTTACTAGGAGAATAATCGTGCCTATACATGTCATAGGTAAAACCCAGACCACCCGTAGTTTGTTCGGGTGAAACCCAGTCAATCCTACGACAAACCTGAACCGTATCTGAAGCAAGAACTCGCTTCAAAGAGATCATGTCATCGTAAGAACCGGAAAATTCTGAGAAGGAATCGACCGCTTGTGGCGGAGCGTTTTCATTATCCCATGATTGGGGCCGACCGATGAAGATGTACAAACGATCTCTCGTAGTACCTGCGTCGTCATCGCTTTGTGTTGCGATGGGACCTTCAAGTGCCTTAATAAATTTCCTCGCAGAAAAAATTCTAAATTGATCAGTTAATAGAGCTGCCATTTACCTTGTAGGACTGTTTCCTCTTGTTTATTTATTCAGGTTACTCGGATCTAATTTCAGTATTGAATTCAAGACGCTTAATTCTGTAACTTGCGCCATTAGATCCGCTAAGCATTTCCCCTCCAAGAATTGCTTGAATCACTGCACCATTACCAGTAGAATCACCAGCATCATTAGTAACTGTAATGGTTGGACGTGAATTATATGTACCGTCAGTATACTGCTCATATCCATATCCGCCATTATTTACGGTCACTGATGCAATCTGATCACCTGCAGTTGTCATTACAGCAGTCGCTGTTGCTTGAATATCTCCTGCATTCTCAACGGAAATTGATGGTGTTGCGGAATAATCATTGCCGGGATTTTGAACAATATAGTCAATGATAGTTCCACTATCAGAGAATTTATATAATATACCGTTAACACCAACGTTAAGATTAGTAGTGTCAAACGGAATAATTCCCCTAACAAGAAGAACTCCACTAGAAGGATTCCAACTAGTTACGGTTCCCCTTACACCAGAAACATCTCCAGTAACAATTTCTTCTGGGAAATAGTTTGATCCATTTCCACTATTCAAATCCAGAACTACAGAAACAGTTGCCTCATGAGGAACACCTTCATTTAATCCGCCAGCAGCAGTAATGGTGGCATATCTAAATGGAATTGATGCATCCTTTACCTGATCACCGACTTGGAATAAAGTTGTATTCTGTCCACCGATAGTTTCTTCAATACCATATAATGAATTATAAAGACCACCATCAAGACTAATCTGATTTTCATAATCAGTTCCAGTATTTACCAAATCAGCAATACCGTCACCTACACCATCAAGTTCATCATCATCTTCAAATTTACGATCCTCAAGGAGTCCGATAGGTTCTGTTAAAGTGACAATACTATCACCTACAGATTCCAATAAAACATGAGGATCAAATCCTCCAGTAGCAGAAGTAGATACTCCAGCATCAAACTGAACAATAGCATCTTCTGTAGTTGGAATACCAGCATCAATGAATGCTAATTCATCAACTTCAAAAGTAACTAAAAGTTCTCTGGTAGTAGGATTCCAATCGTATACTTTAGCAATTTTATTATTTTCGTTTTCAATTCTTCTGATTACTCTATCATTTACATTGAACTGATAAGTAGAATCTCCTTCATTATTATTTTGATTGGCATCTAAGATAACTCTTTGATCGTACTTAAAGTTTTTACCCCTAGTGACATTAAAGAATCTTTCTCTAGATTTAGAAGTATATGAAACAGTCTCTCTACCAATAATCAAACTACCAGATCCAGGATATGCATCCGTATTATCAACATATAATGTTGTGTCACTACTACTTGCATCCCTCAATAATCCAGTCAAATAATTTGGTGTGGAATTATAAGATTGTCTGTTGCTAATAGTTCTCTTTAAGTTGACAAGTTTAGTGAAGATAATATTCGGGGGATTGATGTACCCCTCACCGGGATCTATAACATCAATTCCAACAATTACACCCTGATCAACTCTAGCAACGGCTTTAGCGCCAATGCCTCCACCACCAGTGATTAAAACATAAGGTGCTTGCTGATAGAATTCACCTTCATCAACTATATTAATACTGGTGACCTTTCCATTACTATTAACTTGCGCTCTACCTCTAGCACCTTGTCCACCACCACCACCTTCAAAAATAAGAGTGGGGGGAGTTGCAAACTCTCGTCCCTCTTGCAAAAGAGTTAGACCGGTAACGGTTTGTACTGTTGGAACAGCTGTTGCTCCAGATCCCTCACCACCAATAATCTTTGCTTTTGCTGGACCAAAATACCCATCTCCACTTCTAACCATCCTGACATATCCAACAGATCCATCAGGATTTAAGACAACCTCACCTTTTGCTCCGACAGGAAATTCGCTTGTGATTGCAGGTAGTGTTTCGTTAGAATGATAAGGTTCTCCATAGAATTCGGGACCAATTACATATGGATAAACAGGATTATCACTGGAATCAGTAGACATGAAATAGGCATACGTTCCATTTGGATAATCAGGAGTGACTGCAAACCTACCATTATGTCTATCTAAAGTACCCAACCCATCCTCAAAAATATAATCCTGGACGAAAGATCCTAAAAGATATCCATCCTGAACACATCTAAATCCATACTCAGGATTAGCATAGGATATGACATATAAAAGTCTGGGGGAATTTATCTTTGGTGTAAATTCAAGTCTTTTATTAGTTGCTCCAGCAAATCCTTGAACATACCCAAGATAGGTAGTCTCAACATTATCGATAAAATATCTAATTCCATCTTGGAATAAGTATTGAGTATTTCCAATATCGGGAGGATTGCCAATATGCCACCCATCTTCCTGTAAAGCAAACAAGACGGGACTTGCAATAGCATCTTGATTGAAGATGTAAGTCTTTCCCCTGTCTAATTGCAAGAATGGAGGAACTGTGCCATCTATAGCAAACTTACCATTAGATACAGTAACAGTATAAGTTATGGTTCCTGTTGTAGTTATGGGAGGTCTTTGACCATCAATCTCATTTGTGTTTTTTAATCTGTAAGAAGAAGTCTGCCTAACAGCACTACCGGCACTATTGTATCCATAGGGACCATAAATTGGATATCCATCAAAAGATATACCAAGAATTCTAGAATGTCCAGTTACATGTCTAGAATAATCAATGTTAGATCCATCAATATAATAATCGGTAATATAATAATCGTTTGATAAAGGTTCGTCATCAACCTCGGGACTGAGAATCATATATCCCTCATCCCCAGTATATCCAGACATATGTCTGTGATATCCGCAATAATAATATATTCTATTAGTCTCATCGGCATTCATAGTAAACACCGGTCGAAACTCATTCTCATAGTCCGCTGCTGGTGCTCCAGACGCTCCTGTCGAGTCGTAGTATAAAGTACCAGGAGTTGGATTTAAAGGACCGTCAGGGGTCGTACTGAAGCGCATAGGATGCCCTTGAGTATGATGTTCCGATGGTTGATTACTTGAGTCAGACTGATTCCAAATAATTTGATAATTTCTCTGAACTCTAATATCTGTTGGTGCAAGATAATAAGTATTTGGAATAAAATTTCCAAACTCATGAGCATCTGGTCCAAATTCAATATAAAATAATCCGTTAGGGAAAGTAACTGGATCTTGTCTGATTGTGGCAGAAAAACCTGTAGATCCTAACAGTTGATCTCCATCAGCAAATTCCCCAACTACTTCTCTTAAATATAACCTATCAATAACACCATTAACACGGATGATTTTAGCAATTTGTCCTCTAACAACTCCTTCACCAATTCTCTCTACCAACCTACCTTCTTCTATTGGATTTAAAGTTTCATCGATATTATTGATATGAACGAGAACATTATCATGTTCAGTTTTTACTGTCCATGTAAATTGCTGTTTAAATCCGTTTTCAAAAACACCTCCAGCATCATCAAATTGATTGATTAATTTATGAGTATGATAGTAATATTGATTATTTCTAACTACTGCATCATAAGTATCCGTGTTTAGAAGAAAATCATGAGGGATAATATCAAAACTAAACGGAGCTGGTGGTCCTCCTGCAGAACCCCAATCTGGGGTATGTAAAAGGACACCATTGGCCATGATACCAATAGGTTTATTTAATTCGGTAGGTCTGTCTCCACTATAAGGAACATCCTTACCTCCCCTATAAACAAATTGTCTACTAAAAGTTTGATCTTCTAATGGTCCGCCACCCGGTTCTCTTTCGGTTCCATATTTTACCGGTTTGGGGTGATTATCAGAAGTAATTGTTAATCTATCGGTAACATCACCATTATTAATCAAAAACACACCAGAGGTGGAAGAGTTTGGGTCTGATTGCCAAATTTTATTAATATCGAAAGTAGATACTACGTTTGGTGTATCCTGCTCCGGAATAATTGAAAGTCTTAATGGGTCATACCCTTTACCAGATTCTAATACCCTAACATGAGTGATTCTTCCAGAACCATCGTCGATGATGGGATACAAAAGTGCTTCTGCAACGGGTGTACCACAACCAGTCACAGTAAGTCTAGGGGGATCAGAACTATCGTATTCCGAACCCCCATCGATTACTTTTACTGCTCTAACGCCGAACTCATCATTGAAAATCGGTTCAATGACTGCACCAGATCCAGGAACTGTTCTTGCCATTTTTTATTAACTTACAACGGTGATTGTGCCATTCATTAAAGTGTGAAGCGTACACTGATAATATAAAGTAGTAGGAGCATCCATTGGAACGGTCCAATATAAAACATTAGAACCTGTTCCGGTTTGACCATCTGTATACGGGGTTCCAGTCAAACCGCTAGTCGATTGAATTCTAAATGGATGAGCACCACCGTTAACGGAATTGTCGAATGCATATGTCATTCCACGCATAACATATAGTGTGGGATCGGAAACTGTACCTGTAAATCCAGGTCCACTAAAAGTATAAGATGAAATACCATCAGCATTCAGTTCCCACCATGTCATTGGACTGCGAGTAACTACCCAATTAGAACCATTCCAATATAAAGAATCACCCTGAGTAATACCAGCAACATCAGTATCTGTAAGTGCCGCTAAAGTAGTAGTTAATGTTCCCGTAAATGCAACAGTTACTGTGTCACCGGCAATTGACGTTGCGATGTTCGTGCCACCCGCAATAGTAAGTGAATCCGTTTCACTAGATGCTGTCGTAGTACCAGTATCGGCATTAATAGTAGCAAAACTAGTAATGTTAGATACACCAGCATTGTCATCGCCAGGAACCCAATTGGTGCCATCCCATTTCAATACTTGATTATTTGTAGGAGGAGTTGTTGTAACATCAATGTCGGTGAGATCACCAACACTAGTATATTGAGTTAACAAACCAACTCTAGTATCACCAACACCACCGGCAGTGATGTTCATATTCACATACGGAGTATCATCACCATCAACCGTGAAGAAATATCCCGGATAAGCTGCTGCTGAAGGAGCAACACCTAATGTTGTATATTCATTTTTATATTTTACCTTAGTTGGGAAATCAATATCACCAGTTGCACCATCAAAAGTATTTGTAATACTACCATTACTAATTGTTACGTCCCCTGTGCCATTTGGGGCAATTGCTATATTTCCGTTACTAGAAGAAATAATAGAGTTTCCATTAACGTCCAATGCTGCAGTAAGTGCAGTATAGTCAGATGGGATAAAAGAAGTACCGGTGTACTTCAATACCTGACCAACACCAGCGTTAGTTACATCAATTTGAATGTCTGCTCCATTACCTAAAGCAGCATAGATTTCAGTAAAGTTGTCATTGATTTTGTCGCCACCAGCACGGAGGGTATCCCCCGTGTTGTCATTTGGCGCAGAACCAATATTAAGTGCTTGCTTGGACATTACTATCTACTTTTTTAGTTATTTATAGGATCTCTGGATCAATAATTTCTTCACCATATTGACTTAAGTCGGGTGCTGTCCAATCATCAGGAACAGATGTCTCAACATCAACCAAGGGATCTTGATATCCGGATCCTGCGGATGAAACAACAACGCCACCAACACCAACCAACGCTTTGATTTGAGCATCAAATCCGCTAATAGAGTCAATTCTAACATTTGGTCTGCTAGTGTACCCAGAACCTCCAGCAGTAACAGCAACTTTATCGATAGTACCGGAAGTCAGAACCGCTGATGCTTGAGCACCTTTACCGAAAGTAGATCCGAGATAATCGAATGTAATTAAGGAGTTTGAAGATTCAATAACAGCAACTTCACGATCTTCAGTTTCACCTTCAATTCTAATCTTATCGCCCGGTTCGATGGGAGGTACAATATCTGCTGCCTCAACGTCTTGATCAGAACCAACATAGGAGAATGCCACGAATGTAGATCCGAATCTAGGAATCTCAGAGAAGATAATTCTAGAACCAACAATCTCAAAACCAACACCAGGTTCCTGAATAACACCATTGAGCGAGACGATGATATTATTTTCCGGTTTGATAACCGAAGACTGAACACCCTCAGTTAGTGTGAGAGAGTAGAAAGTACCTTCACGCTTGAGGTTGAAAGACTGCCTCAAGGAGTCAAAGTCGAACGAGATGTCATCTAATTGTCTAAGTTTACCAACATAGAATCCCGTGAAGGATGATCCAATCTCAGGTGCCTCTTGGAATTGAATTGAATCCGAGAATGCGGTATATGCATTTGTTGCGCCTGGCGGTTGTAAAATGCCATTAACAAAGATCAACATATGACCTGCAGGATCGGGGAAGTAAGGATCACCATTGTTTGTAGTGAGTTTGAAGGAAGTCTGTGTACCATCAAATCCTCTGAAGAATCTTCTAACGCGAGCGCGTAATTCTTTACGAACAATAACTGCTGCCTTGTAATCATCAACAGAAATAATCGTATCTCTGTTACTAAATGTTCCGACAACATCTGTGAGATATAATCTCTTATACAAACCAGAAGTTTTGATATCGCTTACCAGAGCAGCACCTGCACCAGCAATGTCAACCTTTGCGCTAATAGTAGCAAAACCAACTGGAGTATCACCATTAGCATAATCACCAATATAATCACCATTTGAGAACGATCCATTAACCATAGAAACGTAAATGTAGTTATTGTCAAGGTCTAAATCGGTAATAATACCGTAGTTATTTGAATCTTTCAGAACACCTTGAATTACATTATAGAGATAGTTGCCTACTTGGAAATTATTCTTACTGTCAATCACAGAGATGAGTAATCTACTATGACCATCAGAAGCAATTCTATCACCAACTTGAACATCAAGACCTGCAAATTTGTTAACCTCAAGGTATTCACTAATACTCTGAGGATAAACTATAGAGGTAACCTCAAACTGACCTGTGAGAGATTCAGTATCTACAGTTAATTTACCGCCAGTATTTGTCAATACAGCAGCTTCTGCGATACGCATTTCCTCAACATTTGCAGTTGCACCGGAAGTGAATCCTTTGAATTCAATTCCTTGATCGAATTGCCCTTGTCTACCGACAACTTGCAATCTATCTTCGATGGCACCGATTTCAGCGGTACTGGAATTGTTTGCTCCAGTGATAATATTCAATACAGCAAATGTTCCGGCAGTAACGGCAACATCAAAGTAAATGTTGTTTTCATCTGAATACTTAGCGTAAATTGTACCAGAAGCACCTCCAGAAGTGATGACTTCACCCAATTCAAGTGCCTCACCCGTTACCTCACCATTAATTCTAAATCTTTGATAAACTTTAACAATTTTCGCTTCATTCTCTCGGATGTTTGCAATTTCACCATATGCTCCACTAGCAAGACCAATAATGTTATCAGCAGGTTGAACACGACCAGTAACACCAACAGGGATGTTGCGAGTTCCATACGTTTTAGTGGGAACTACGATGCCGCTACGAGTATCAATTGTTGTGACGAAGGAATCGTTCAGTAATTGATTTCTAATAATATCAAAATTACGACGGATAACACTCATCCAACTGTCCGAATCATATAGACTCTGTAAACCAGAATTTGTATATGCAAGGAATCCAGCAAGAGGTGAAGGTGCAGTCAGTGTTTGATCCAATGCCTGCTCATAGTATTCTTCAAGTGCATCGAGAATGTAGTTCTTAATGTTGAAATCATTGTCCGCATAGAAGGTTTCGCCAGATACAGATACATAAGGATCTAAACCGCCTTTAGCAAGTTTCCATCCCCAATATGCTTGTGCTTGTGGACTAACTCCTTGGAACTGAATAGCACCAGCATTATTTTTCTGATAAACTTCAGTACGAAGTAAACCAATACCAAAGGAGAATGTAAGAGTAATATATGCTCTATACCAACCATTACCATAAGGAATAGATCCAAATGCTTCAACGGTTGCTCCAGTGTCAGCAAAAACACTACCGAATGTACCATCAGCAAGATCCAAATCAAACTTAACTTCTTTTGCTGTAGCACCAGGATCAAGAGTAACTTGGAATCTGCACTTATCTAAAGGCGTACCGGAAGGTGTAACATCTTTAATGAAAGTAGAGAATGTATAGGTTTGTGTTTCTTGTACAGAACCCGTATCAAACGTCTCGTTGGTGGAGTCAAATTTATTACCTTCACCATCAAATGTAGTGAAAGAAGATAAGATATAATCTCTAGAGACTACATGGTATCCAGCTGTACCATCAGGAACAACTGAATCTGCGGTTAAAGTATCATCAGGAGCGAGGTGGGCATTAGACGCCACTGATGCCATTGCAGTTTTAGTGAAAGAAGATACAGTCAAATCTTCAGGATATGTAAAGAGGTTGTTTAATACAACCTGACCTTGAACAGTAGATTGAATCAGTCTTGCACTCTCAATTGTTTCTACATTACCAATGATCTTGTAATAGTTGTATGGGGTAGAAATAGCACCAGAAGTAGATTTGATTGTTCCATAATTAGAACCCTGCTGAATTCTATATCCAGCAGTTAAACTAGAACCCCTGATTATCTGAACAACTAATTTACCAGTCTTAGGATACCATTCAAGAACTTCAACTTCAAGGGTACTGGTGCGACCAGTATCGAGTCCGGAGGTGTCTGTGCCGCTATATGCCGGTTGTCCAACAGTGAAGTTTCCGGTAATATTTTCAAGTTCTACAGTTCTAGCAGTAACATAATTGCTACTATCTGTAGTCACCATATCATGAATAGTGTTGTTAAGCATCTCCGTGAGGAAATCATTGTAAGTCCAATAAGAAGAACCCCACTGAGCATTAACTTCATTGGTAATCTCTTCTCTGTAATAGTTTGCATTAAAGAGAAGCATTCTTCCCGCTGCGCGAGAAGCAGTATCACCCGGCGTAAGAGTGTCAATGATAAGATCTATAAGATTATCAAAGGCATTAATAACATCTGCACAATCATCATCACTGTAAGTGGAGTTACCAGACTCATCTGTAATTGTTAGATCAGTATATGGAGTTTCTGGTGTGTATTGTGCTCTGTATTGATCACCTGAAGCACTATCTCCAATTCCAACAAGTAAGTTGCGAATCGCTTTCTTACCAAGGAATCTAACCTGCTGATAGGCATACATGGCAGGAAGAATTTGATCTTCAAACTGCTTCAAACCATTGGAAGAGGTAATATAGTATTCAATCGCTTTAATTGTATTGGAATTACCTCCAGTAAGTAAGTCAGCAATTACACTATCAATAACATCTTTAATGTCATCCTTACAATTTTCTCTACCTACAGAAATACCGCCAGGATAGAGGAATGCATTGTAAGATGCCACACCTAATTGATAGGTAAATGCTGCATCCAAAAGAAGTGTTGCTTCGTCTGCAATAAACTCTTTATTGAAGAGGAGTAAATCAGCAGCATCTCTGTAACGATCCCCAGTGGGGGCAAGGGAGATATTTGCAAGATCGATCAGTGCATCAATAGCACTCGTTACATTTGCACAATTTCCAGGATCATTTGTAATTCCCCAGTCACCAACAATAACAGCATCAGTGTTAGTAGAATCGAGATCACCCGTTACTGCTTGTTTAGCATAGAATGCGAGTCTTTCATGTGCGTAGCAACCTTCTACTAACTGAAGTCTTACATGTAAGATTTCATCATTAGCACCGAAATAAAGACCTAAACCGGTAAGAAGGTTAAGATTTCCACCTTCTTCAATATCATTAGCGACAGCATCTAAGATAAGACCCAAGTCAGTTTTACAACGTAAAGTACCGGATCCGCTACCATCTTGGTTTCTAGGCATACTCAGAGCAAGATGAGGATATCTGTTGATCATATCAACAGCTGCCTTGTCTACAATTGCTTTTCTATTAAGACGAATTAGATTTGCAGCATCTCTAAATCGATATTGAGCATTTACATTAAACTTATTGGCATATACGATTTCATCATTATTAAAGACATCAGTCAATTCCACAGGAACTTCACTAAACGAATCTACATAAGATCCTAAGAATTCGTAGACTGGGAACAGTTTAGTTACAGTGCCAAGATAATCTACCGGAGATGGGAGATTAGCATTAGTTAAGGTATCAACAACAATATCCATGAGATTTTGGATTGTCTGCTTAACATCAGCACAGTCTGCTGATGTGTAATCCAATACAGTGACTGCATTTGTTGCTGCACTGACAAACACATGAGTATATTGACGATCGGCAGGAGATACGCCCACATTTACTGTAAAGGTATTTGTAGAAACTGCCGTTACCGAAAGAACTCTTCTATATGCAGGGTCAGTGGAACGAGGATAAGTATGCTGCGATGCATTATTATCTTGACTGCAAGTAAATGTAAAGGAGTCGTCAGCAAAACTTACCTTACTAGAAGTGCTTAAGTTATGACCGGCAGAAGTAATTACCATTTCTCCAGTAGCAGGATCATATGTTGCCCCACTAGGAGTCAACTGCGTCAAACTTCCATAGTTGTTGGAATCGTAGATTGTAGTATCCGTATATTGAGTTAAACCATGATCACCTTGAATTGTAATTAATTCATTATTAATAATCTTATTGACAAGTTCAACATGCTTATTGAGAACCCAAAGTGTCTGTGGAATCTCAGTTTCAACATGATTCAATTGTACAGGATTTGCTGCCCTGTTTACATATAGAGCAGATGCATCCCAAAGATGGGTATTAGAACCATTTCTAAGGTCATCAACCAGTGCATCTGTAAGATCAAGAACATCATCTTCGCAGTTAACTTTCTGATCAGCAACTACACCACCAGCAACAGCAGACTTGAATGTGTGTACATATGCACCACCAGTAATGACAGCATTTGCAATATTACTTACCCATGTATGGGTATATTGCTGACCTGAAGGAGAAGCACCGACATTAATCGTAACAGCACCAGTTTGCTTGATTAAAGCGCCAGTTGTAGCAGACACAAAACTATGAGTAGTTGTGTCAGTAGATGTACCAATATCTAAAGTAAATGTGTTACCATCAACAACCGTAACTGGTTGCCATAATCCCCAAATAGGATCGGATTGTCTAGGATATGTGTGATTTGTAGCATTAGAATCATAGGCACATGTGAACGTTAAGGATTCACTTGCGATTTGAATGTGATCTCCTGTGCTGAGATTATGTCCATTAGAAGTAATTGTTAAAATACCCGTAGTTGGATTATAAGTTGCATTAGTGATATCCGCAGTAGTAGTTCCTACAGAAGTAACATTCAATGTTGTATTGTATGCAGGATCAGTAGAACGAGGATATTGATGCTGAGAAGCATTAGAATCTTGACTACAAGTGAAGGTAAATCCAAGATTAGCAAGTCTTAATTTGGTTCCGGCATTAATTGTATGATTCGGAATGGTCATTACAAAATCACCGGTTGCAGCATCATATGTTGCACCAGTAGGTGTCCAATAAACAAACGGAGATGTACCTACATTAACTGTGATTGATGTAGAGGATGCATCAACAATGGGCAGTGCATTAAACTTAGTAGCGGGGTCTCTTGGGCGAGGATATGTCACCTCGGTCTGATTATTATCACTAGAACATGTAAATGTCAATGCGTTAGGATTGATCTTAATACGATCCCGTTCGACTGTAATAGCATCAGTATCTGCAGAAACAAAAGCGTGAGTGTACTGCTGACCTGACGGCGAAGCACTAACATTAATTACAAATTCATGGTCATTTGGTACATTAGTAACAGTAATCCAATCGCCAGCAGCAGGATCTGTGGGACGAGGATATTCGTGTTCTGTTGCATTACTATCCTGACTGCAAGTAAATGTCATGGAGTTAACTTTAATATTAACTCTTTGACCAACACTCAACCCATGATTGGTTGCCGCAATGGTCATATCACCAGTTGCAGCATCATATGTTGCATTTCTAGGTGTAATCTTACCGCCATTGGTTAGTGTATTTACACTAACTGACATTGTTAACAATCCAGTAGTTGCATCATATGTTGCACCAGTAGGTGTAAATCTATCGCCCGGA